CCTTGTAAACAACAGTGAGGTTTTTGATCTCATTTAGAGCTTTTTCGTGGTTGTAGATATTCACCAATCCTGCATTGAACAATTCGCGCATCTTGGAAAAGGCTTTGACTTTAGAGCTAACTGTCCAAGTCAGCTCTTCAATCGGCAACTCCCCTGCTAGGGCCTGGATTGTACCAGCACTGTTGTACTGGTCCATCACGATTTTGTCAAACACATAGAGCCGATGTTGTTCCTTGATCCAATCTTCAACAGCAGAGATATTCACTTCTTTCCTTCCATTGATTTCAAAGTCAGCAGCAAAAGTGTGGAATTTGTCAACTACAAGAGTGCTTGCCTCAAAGTGAACAATGCATGCTGTGTAATTATCTCTGCCAACCCCGCCCCTAGCGGGGTCCAATGCGAGGACGTAGTTTCCTTGGTGGCTGGAATTGGGAGGCAGGGTGTGGCGCTTTTCGTCTACGCAAGCATCCACCACATCGCTAGCAATAAGTGCTGACAGGTTTGCGGCGAACTGAGCGCCATATTCCACCTTGAACTTCTCTGGATCGCGTTCACGCTCCATGTCGAGAAATTCTCGGCTGATGGTAGGGTTCATCTCCCACGTTGGGAGGTTTACCGCCTGGAGGTAAGGAAACCGCCCAGAGGCGGCTTCCTTGAAGTGCTGGTAGAACAGGCCATCAGTTAGCCATGGCGACGAAAGTTCGAGGATTTTGCCGTGGCCGCCGAACTGCGCCACTGCTGGCGAAAGCGCGTCATAAATGCCTTTGCCACCGCTGTTTGCATCTCCATCCACTGCAAACGCAAGCTCGTCAAACACACAAGCACAACAAGCGAGACCCCGAGCAGCTCGTCCCGAAGTGGGGATCGCCTTGAAGACACAGCCATTAGACATTTCCAACTGATCAGCAGTCTCGCGCACAATCTCCTGCGCGAAGGGGCTATCGAGGATAAGTTGACGAATGTTATTGAGAGCGATGCGGCTCTGGTCTTGACTGTTAGCAACGGTGAGGACGTACCATTTCTCTCCTTTCCTCACTCGTTTCTTGAATTTGTCCTCCAGGACAAAGCAAATGTAGACGCAAGCTACTGCTGCCATCAAGGTTTTGCCGCTTCTCCGTCCCAATGCCCAAGTGGCCTGGGTGTAACCGCCGGAGAAGAAACTGTCTAGTACCTCCGCCTGTTTTGGATAGAGTTCAAGCTTGAGAGCATGCTTGGCGAAGTCAGAACAAGAGAGCATTGGTTACATACCTTTTGAGGGATTGTATTGGCCTTAAGTTTTCCTTGGGAAGGAAATAGCAAGGGCGTCCCTTTACATATTCTCGCTTCCATTGCTCTTGCATTGCTTCGTAAGCTTTTGCCCAACCGTGCAAGATTACTTGTTTGTTTTCGACAGTGACCAGAACAAGAGTTTTGGAGGGAGTTTCATCTAGTTGACAGATGAGGTCGTAGTAATGGCGAGGGCGAGTTTTCACGTCAATGTCTGGCGGAAGGTCATGAGAACCACGTTTTGCCACTACATCGCTAAATACCTCGTCTTTCATGCCCAGGAAGCTCGCTACGGCCATTTCACCGCCTGCTCCTAGTACATGCAGCCGCAAGGCCATTGCGCCTGCCTCAGGGCCGTTATTGCGGCCCTTGAGGCCGCGCCGCTCATTGCTGAATTGCCGACGCCGTGCTTCGACGTGAATGGCATCTTTTTCGTCAGCGGTGAGCGTCCACTCCAAGCCCATGGTGTGCATGTTGTGTTGCCACTCAACGATAACAAGCGCATAGAATGTGTCAATGCACTGTTAAGTAGCAATGGCAGAAATTACTGGAAGTGACGGCACCGTAATGCTGGGGCATAACGGCCAAGAAGACGTGAGGATTGACGGGCTTCAGAACGTGTTCACTGGCATGGGCACGAATCGTGACAAGACGAGCAGGACAACTGTTCAGGCCGTCACCTTCATGAACAAGGAAGACCTGGAAGGTCTTTACGCTCACTGGCTTATGCGTCGCATCGTGGACCTTGTGGCCAATGAATGCACTCGCGAAGGCTTCGAGATTCTGTTTGGTGGTGAAGGCGTCAACGCTCAGACGCTGTCTGGCGTTGAGCAGGCCATTGAAGACCTGGAGATCCTGCAGTATTTCAACGAAGCTGCCAAGACTTCTCGCCTGTATGGCGGCAGCACCCTCGTTCTTTACATCGACGATGGTCGTCCTGCGGAGATGCCTGTTGATATTGACAACATCCGCTCAGTGGAGGGTATGGAATGTCTGGATCGCCACCAGATTGCTCCAATTATCAAAGAAGAGAGCCTGTACGACTATTCCAAAGCCACTCATTACGAAATCATTTCTGGCGACCTGATTCAACAGCCCAACCTCACTCGCATTCATAAGGATCGCATTTTGCGTTTCGATGGTGTGTGGATGCCGTATCGCGTGAGACAGAAGAACTACGGCTGGGGCATGTCTGTCCTTCAGAGCGTTTACGAAAGCTTCAAGCATTACTACACGGGCACTAGCAGCATTGCAACTCTGCTCACTGAGTTCGACATCTTTGTCCACAAAGTGAGAGGGCTTGCGTCGATGTTGGCAGCAGGCAAGGAAGGGCAAGTCAAGACTCGCCTGGAGCTGAACGACATGAGCAAGAGCATCTATCGCGGCTACGCGATTGATGCGGAGAAGGAAGAACTGGCGTTTGTGAGCCGTCAATTTAATGGCGTGTCAGAAATCCTTGAGAAGCTGCGAATCGATGTGATTGGCGCTTCTGGGGTTCCTCACACATTGCTCTTCGGCCAGTCTCCGTCAGGGCTTGGCGCCACTGGCCGGAGTGAAGAGCGCGACTTTGCCAAGACGTGCCATCACTACCAGGAAACGCACATGCGAAAGCAGCTTCACAAGCTGATGACCTATGTGATGTTGAGCAAGAACGGCCCGACCAAGGGCCAGCAGCCCGACAACTGGCGCATTGGCTGGAAGCCATTGTTCGAGATGAATGAGCGTGAGCTTGCTGACGTGAGGGCTCGTGTTGCTGCTGTTGATGCTCGGTACATTCAAGTGGGTGTGCTGACACCACAGGAAGTTGCCGACAGTCGCTTCGGCAAATCTGAATACAGTATTGAGACGACCATCGACCCTTCAATCCGTCGTGAATTGCCCGAGAAGGCTGCCACTGGTGATGTTCCTCCTGGTGGTCGTGACCCTCTTGATCAATCCAATGGAACACTACCCATTGACGGCACGAGGGGCGCAGCAGATAGCGCGGAGGCGGAGGATGCGGCGGGTTTGTTCCTGCCCGGCGATCTTGAGCACACTCGTGGAGACGTAAAGTTCACTGACAAGAGTTTGCACAGTTCCGCTGTTGGTGCCGCGAAGAGTAAGTTCAAAGTGTGGCCCAGTGCTTACGCCAGCGGCTATGTAGTGAAGCACTACAAGGAAGCGTACAAGCGCAAGCATGGAAGCCTTTCCGGCGCGTTCAAGAATGATGACGGCGAAGTGCATGCCGACGATCTTGACAAGTGGTTCAAGGAAGAGTGGGTGAGAATTGGTGCCAATGGCGAAATCCTTGGGCCTTGCGGGGCTCGTGAGGAGAAGGAAGGCAAGCCGAAGTGCTTGCCGAAGGCAAAGGCTCAGGGAATGTCAAAGGAAGGGCGGCAGCAGATTGTTGCTCGCAAGCGTCGCAAAGATCCCGACGCTGATCGCAAGGGCAAAGCCAAATTGGTCAGTAGCAAGGTTGACGCCAAGGATCCTGCAGCGCATGCGTACAAAACCAAAGAGGAAGCGGAGTTGGACGCAGAGAAGCTGGGCTGCGACGGCCATCACGTCCATCAAACAGACGACGGTCCCGTGTATATGCCCTGTTCGACGCATGAAGTGTTTGAAAAGGTTCATAAGGAATTCCTTGAGAAGAAGGAAGATGCCATTGAGCCCATGAAGGTCGAAGGTTTGATTTTGTCTGACATCGATGAAGCTTCTCTGATCACAGAAGAAGACATTGACGCAGCATTGACCCAATGGAAAGAGGTGGCGCCTGAGCGCTTCAAGGACATTCTGGAGGCAGATGATGTTGAGCCCACTGAGTGATCCATGGCCGCGCATGGACGCGGAGTGGAGCTATGACCCGATGTCGGGGCGCTATAGGCGCCCCTCAGGCCGTTTCATGAGCGAAAAGGCAGTGACGGCTTTGCTGGATGGTCGAATTGGCAAGCTTGGTGAAAACCTGCAGCGATTCACGAGAATGTTGGCTGATGGCAACATCACACTTGATCAATGGCAGGGAAGTGTGCGTGAAGCTATTAAGGGGGCGCACATTCAAGCTTCTGTGCTTGGCCATGGTGGCCGCGCTGATATGGGTGCAGCGGAATATGGCCGGATGGGTCAGCGCCTTCGGGCTGAGTACCGCTATTTGCAGGGTTTTGCTAATGACATTCTGGCTGGCCGTGTGTCAGCTCCTATGGCTCTTGCTCGCGTAAAGCTTTACGCAGAGGCTATTC